TAAATGCATTTACACAAATTGAAGTCAATGGTGATAGTGCAAATAGATTAGCAGCTGATGCTGCCAGTGACGTGTTAAACATCACCAGTGGTGACGGTATCACACTGACTAAGACTGTTGGAACAGACACATTGACCATTGCAGTTAATCCAGCATTTGATCTTAAAGGTAGTGTATTCGGTGATGACAGCTCAGTCATTGTCAATGCCATTGATAGAGTAGTGACTGCTGCAGGGGGATTTATTGGAAACCTAACTGGAAATGCTGATACCGCTACATCAGCAACCACAGCAACCACAGCAACTACTGTGACACTGGTCGCAACCAATACAACAGCAGCCCTACATTATATTACATTTGTTGACACAGCAACAGGCAACGAAAATGTAAGAACAGATACTGACCTTACTTACAATCCAAATACAAATACCTTAACCGCAGGAACGCTGGCCACAGGATCGTTGACTATTACTGGCAGCACCATCGGTACCACAGACTCCAGCGGTATTGTCGTTAATGAGTTGACAACATTCAATACAGATGTCACTGTAGAAAACGATCTAGACGTTACACAGCAATTGCGTGTGCAAGGCAGCAGAGTTATTAATATAACAGAATTACAAGCCATTGTGGCAGCAAGCACAGACTTTACTGCATTTAAAACAGCAATAGCTGGTTTGGTATAATTGGAGCGATAAATGGCAAAACAGAATATCAATGTAGGTACCGCAGCTAACGACAAGAAGGGCGATAGCCTACGAGCTGCCTTTGTAAAAGTCAATGCAAACTTCACAGAACTTTACACTGAACTGGGATTGGTCAACGATGTCACCCTTAGTCTAGGGGCATTTGAATTTGCGGGCAGCACACTGAGCACCACAGACAGCACTGCCATTGTAATTGATCAAGCTGTCACAGTCTCCAGCGATTTAACTGTTGGTGGGGACATTGTGCCGCAGACTGCTCTTGGTGGCGATCTAGGTTCAAGCACACTGCCTTGGCGTAGCCTGTATGTCAGCAACAACACAATTTATATTGGTGGCACAGCAGTAGGCCTAGATGTCAGTGGTAATTTGACCACAGGTGGCACCGTGGTTGGCAGCACACCAGCCTGGACCAATATCACAGGCAAACCCTCATTCGCTACAGTGGCTACTACAGGTGCCTATGCTGACCTAACTGGCAAGCCAACTATACCTACACTTGTAAGTCAACTATCTAACGACAGTGGTTTTTTAACTTCAGTTGGTAACATCAGCAATATACAAAGTGAAGGTAACATCAACATTGAAGTTAACCTAACAGATAGCACTAAACGCATTTGGCAGTTTGGGGAAGATGGCGATTTAAGATTCCCAGATGGCACCAATCAAACCACAGCCTGGACAGGTAGCACAACAGTATCAAGCCTAGTCAACGGTGCCAACACCGTGAGCCTTGACGCTGCTGGTGCATTAACCATCCCAGGTGATATCAAGAGCAACGGCAACATCAACATTGACATCAACCTGACAGACTCAACTTTACGCAGATGGCAGTTTGGTGAAGATGGCAATCTAACACTACCAGCAGGCGGCAACATTTCAGAAGGCGGTGGACTTACTGGTGCTATTCGATTAACGCCTGCAGGTGGTGCCAACGCTAATCAAGCATTGTTGATTTACCCCACAGCCCAAGTAGAGGGTGATCACATACACTTGACCGCAGGCGGTGGCACCACTGAGCTGTATCTAGGCAGTGACCTTCACTATGTCAAGTTGGGCAAAGGTGCACCATATAACGGTACGATTGTTATTGCTGCCACCGGCTGGCCAAACACTGTGGCTGGCATCATTAGTTCTGGCAACTGGGCCGTTGTGTCTCTCAGCAACTTGGCCACAACTGGCGGCACAGGCACCGGATTAACTGTGACAGTGACTCAGGTTGCTGGTGTTGCCACTGCCATTGCTATTGTATCGGGTCTAATGGAAGGATACACTGCCAACGACACTATAACAGTGACCAGTGGCGCCGCCACTGCCACATTTACCATCAGTGTCCTAGCACCACAGTGGGTCTTTGCCCCAGACGGTGATCTGTACATTCCGACAGGCAAGACCATCCGGGATACAGGCAACGGCGATGATATTCGCCGTATTCCTGGACCATACGCAGATGATGCGGCAGCGGCAGCGGCCAGTGTGGCAGTGGGGAACCCCTATCATAAAACTGGTACCAGTGGACAGGTTTTTGTTAGATTGACCTAACGGTAAATATACTAAAGAGAGCGCATTATGACAATTCAAACAATTAATATCGGCAATGTGGTAAATGATGGCCTAGGCGATGATCTACGCACGGCCTTTGAAAAAGTAAATGCCAACTTTGCGGATCTAAGCACTCAGCTAACTATCACTGCCACCAACGTTGGCGCAACTGGTGTAGGTGTGTTCAAAGAAAAAGTAGGTGCTGATCTAAGATTTAAAAAACTAGTGTCCGGCACAAAGATGCTGTTGAATGAAAACACAGATACTGTCACTGTCAACAACACAGCTCCAGACGCTTTTATCAGAATAGACACAGATGCTGGAGTCATGTTGGCCAGCACACATCAACAAATCACCCTGGCGGGCACAGCAGCGCCAGGTTCTACCACTAGTAGAAAAGACATTGAAGTCAATGCATTTGGTGCTGTGCTCAGTATCAAAACAATGATACCTGTCACAGACATACTAGAGTCCTACGATTTCGGAACCATCAACGGTGCATATACCAATGCCGTGCAGGTGGCTCTGCAATCTGCAAACATAGACTTTGGCACTGTTCTACTGCCTGGACGCATAGACATAGACTGTGGAACAATTGTCTAAGGATTGATCACATGATAACATGGATCACACCCGCAGGTAGTCTAGGCTTACTCACAGAACGAATATCCATCGATGTATCACTACAGGCAACAACCAATCTCACTGCCACAATCACCTATAGTTTGATCGCAGGCTCCTTGCCTCGAGGACTGAAACTAATCAATGGTTCAATCAAAGGTAGCCCCACTGAAGTCAAAGTCTACACAGAAAGTAGATTTGTGATCCGTGCATCAGACGGTGTGGACATTGAAGACCGAACTTTCAAACTCGCAGTGGATGGCAGCGACAGACCTATATGGCTAACTGCTGAAGGATTCCTCAATGTTGGTGAAGCTGAAGCTTACTTTGTCTTAGACAATGCGCCAGTTGATTTTCAACTGGAAGCACGTGACTCGGATCTCATAGCTGGCGGTACTCTAGAATACTATCTCATGCCCAACGGTGGGTTGCTACCGCCAGGACTCAGTCTCAGCAAGAGTGGAGTGATATCAGGATTCACTGATCCTATATTTGCTGTAGAGTATACTCTAGAAACCACAGGAGGCTATGATACCGCTCCCTTGGATGTGTTTCCCATAGACTTCGTAGAAGCTCGCAGCAATGGCTACGACACATTTGTGTTTGACAGTTTCACCTTTGACTACAACGAACCCAGCAGAACTCCTAGACGTCTCAGCAGGATCTATAATTTCATAGTTGCTGTCACTGACGGAGTATACACAGAAACTAGACTGTTTAAAATCTATGTGGTCACTGAAGAGTTCCTGCAGGCTGATAACTCTTTGATTCAAGTAGATACTAATATATTTCAAGCTGATGCCAGCAGCGATCGTGTGCCTATATGGATCACCGGCAGCGATTTAGGACGCTTCCGAGCCAACAACTACGTGACCATATTCTTGGATGTCTACGATCCACCCACGTTATCCGGCACCATCACATACTTCCTATTGCTGACAAATCCTGATAACACAGTCAGTCAACTGCCTCCAGGCATGGCCTTAGACACTTCCACTGGCGACATAGCAGGATCCGTACCATATCAAGCTAGGATTTCTAGAGATTATAAATTTACAATCCGTGCAGTGAACTATCCCGCAGCCCTAGCCTATGTGTCGTATGTGTACAAAGGTTTGTGGAATAACTCTACCACTTATGTAATCAATGACGCAGTAGAGTTCACTGGTGTCACTTATATTTGTGTACAGGCTCATCTCAATAGACTACCCACAGATCAAGATTACTGGAGAGCTGGCACATCAAAGACTGAAAAGACTTTCACAGTCACGGTGATCGGTGAAATTGAAAGTGCTGTTGAATGGATCACCGATAGTGACCTCGGCACCATTAAACCCAATACTGCCAGTGAAAAATACATCGAAGCTGCCAGCCTGCTCTACGGCGGAAGAATAGCCTATGAATTTGTATCAGGCACATTGCCTCCGGGACTGACATTTTTGCCTACTGGTATCCTGCAGGGCAAGGTCAAACAGTTTGCAGACGACACCGGTCCAGGATTAACTAGATTTTTTGAAAGGGCAGACAGTCTTGCTCCTGCAGAAGACAGTTCCACCTTGAGCAAAGATTTTTCTGCTGTGTTTGACACAGCCACCACATCCTTTGATCTCAAGTTCGCATTTACCATCAAAGCCAGAGACAGTGTGAATTTTGCCACGGTGGATAGAACATTCAATCTCACTGTGCGTGTGGAGAACAATCAGACTTTTGCCAACCTTTATGTTAGAGCATTTCAAACAAAACCCAAAAGATTGGCCTGGTATAATTTCATCACTGATGCAGTGATATTCCGTCCAGCCGATCTCTATCGATACGGTGATGTCAACTTTGGAGTACAGACTGATCTCCGAGTGTTGATATATGCAGGTATAGAAAGTGTAGCTGCTGTGAAATATGTACAGGCCATGAGCAGAAATCACTATCAAAAGAGATTGAAATTCGGTAGTCTTAAAACTGCCAAAGCCAAGGATCCTATAACACAGGAAGCCGTATACGAGATCATCTATGTAGAAATCGTAGATGACCTAGAAAAGAACGGTCGAAGTATCAGTCAAACTGTGAATCTACCCAATAACATCAACAGCAAGGTGTTGATTAGTTATGATTCTATCAAAATAGACAGCGACATTCCGTTGGTCAGCGATAGAGATCATCAACGAGTATTTCCTAATAGTATTAAAAACATGCGATCCCGCATAGGCTCAGTGGGAGACCGAGATAGAGAGTTTTTGCCCTTGTGGATGCGCAGTACACAAGAACAAGCAGCCTACGAAACTGGATTTGTGCAGGCACTGCCTTTGTGCTATTGCAATCCGGGATCAGCTGAAAATGTAGTAGCTAGGATCAAAGCCAGTGGATTTGATTTTAAAACCATTGACTTTGTAGCAGATCGCTATATAATAGATATTATAGACGGAGAAATAGAGGATAAATACCTTGCATTCCCGCAACGTGGAGAAAAATTACCTTGACAAGCCTTATTAATTTCGCAGCAATAAATGAAAACTTTCCTGTAGCTGGACAGGACAACGACACGCAGGTGTTCAGAGATAACTTTGATACCATCAAAACCAACTTCTCAACTGCCAAAACCGAGATCACTGACCTGCAAGATAATGCAGCCCGCACAGATGAAGACAACGATTTCCTGTATAACATCGTGGGATCTGTCACACTCAATGATGCATATCTGCGTAAAAAGGACTACGGTGCAGCTATTGTAGCAGGCACACAGGATGTCAGTTTCAAACAGGCCATGTATCATGTTATCAAGTTAGGTGCTAATACCAGTCTGTCATTCTCCGAATTTCCTACAGGTGCCGTTGATATCACAGGCCTCGGACAGATTGGCAAAGCTACTCTAGAACTCTACGGCGACGGTACTACTAGAACAATTACGTTTGTTACTTCGGGTGGTACTGTTTTGAAGAAGGATCCGCTATTTCCTGGAAGTGTAACGGTTACATCAGCTACCAATCCTGTAATAATCGAAGTTTGGCAGCACAGTGCTACTGTGATTTGGTTGAACTATCTAGGATTATACAGCTAATGTTCCATCCCTTGAGTGGCGACTTGTCTGGATTCAAAGATCAAGAAATTGAAACTCGCTTGATTGAATTGAATAAAAAATATTATGCTGCTGCAAGAATGGGCAGTAGAGATCTCTTGACACAGCTATCTACTTTTGTTACAATATATAGAGAAGAACTCGCAAAGAGACATTCTCAGAAATTAAAACAAGCAGATGGTGATTTAGGTCAATTGATCAATGTGGACTAATAGTACTCAACAACTCGTACAAGGTGTGATGCGGCACGGACCAGACATACTGGAACATTGCCAGACTTCTGATGATCTAACTCAATATATCAGTCGATTACAACAAGAACATCTAAATTATCCAATCCCTCCACAGCAAGTAGACACTACAAATTGGTTTATACCTTACGAATATAAAACCATGGATATCGTAGATTGGTTATATCAACAGTGTCTAACTACTGAAGTTCGAGAACGAGTTGTTGAAGAATTGAGATTATTTGCCAAGTATGACATGATTTCCGTGTTAAAAACTATGAAATATGTGGTAGATACTCTTAGGGCCAACAATGTGGTATGGGGAGTAGGAAGAGGCAGCAGTGTGGCCAGCTATGTGCTATTCATAATTGGCGTACACAAAATAGACAGTGTTAAATACAAGCTACCGATTAACGAATTCTTTAAAGGAGAATAAAATGGGAAGAACTTATACCTCTATGAGAGGCAAAGAAATTGATATGGAAAAGATGAGCTTGAGATTTGAAAAAACTCCAGCAGTAGGCAATATGAAAGTCAACGCTCGCGGTGACGAAATTGGCGAAGGCGGCAGAGTAGTGCGCACACGTGAACAAGTTTTAGCAGACTATTATGCTCAGAATCCCAATGCATTGCATGAGGAAGTGGCTGCTCGCGGCAACAAGAAATAAGGTAAACTATGTTTAATTTACAAGCACGACATATGCAGGTTCGTCCCCTGTCAAAGGACCTTCTTGTTATTAACATGGACATGGGCGAAATGACAACAGCAGGTGGTATTGTTGTACAAAGCGATGACGGTAAAGCACACGGTGTTAAACCTCGTTGGGCTGAAGTGTATAAAGTCGGCGATGCATGCGATCTCAATGTCAAGGTTGGTCAATGGGTTCTTATTGAGCACGGTCGCTGGACTCGTAAGATTAAAATCAACGACGGTGACGGTGACAAAGAATTTCAAAAAGTCGAAACGAAGTCTGTTATAGCAGTTGCCGACCAAAGACCAAATGACTTTTACATTGGTCAGGAATTTTCAAACGGATCAAGTATGAATATTAATCCAGAAGATTTCATGCCAGGAAACTTATCTAAGATCAGTTAATGGGTTTTAAGAAAAACTGGGAAGTAGGTGACATTACTTCTCAAGTACACAGTCTCGCCAGAGAAATATCTAGTCCCTACAACGACGGATACACACAATGGCATTGCAAACAGGATCTATATCAGATCAAACAACTTGTGGATCAAGCCTTGGCTAGGTCACCAGACTTCGGTGATTTGGAACAGGAGTGGTTGCATGAACAAGAAAAAAAGCATATAATAAAAATACTAAAGTCTTAGAGAGATATTATGACAAATCCATTTCGTGATCAAGAAAAATTCATGCGGGCCTGCGATCAAGCAGTGGACTCTGCAGACACAGATCAATTCAACATGTATCTTGGATTGATTGAAGAAGAAGCTGAAGAACTCAACCAAGCCATCATCAACAAGGATCGTGTAGAAATTCTAGATGCTCTCGTTGACATGCTGGTTGTGACCATAGGTGCTATTCACTCAGCTGGATTTGATGCTGAGGGTGCATGGAAAGAAGTCATGAGCACAAACTTTGCCAAGATTGATAAAAAGACAGGCAAAGTAATCAAACGTGAAGATGGCAAAGTTCTCAAGCCCGATGGTTGGACTCCGCCTGATCTCAAAGACTTTTTAAACAAACACAAAGGCTGAAACAATGAAAGAACTATGGGTAGAGAAGTACCGTCCTAAAAAGATGGAAGGCTATGTGTGGCGTGATTCTGCACAACGAAAACAAGTTGAAACATGGGTGGCTGAAAAAAGCATCCCTCATTTGTTGTTAAGCGGACCACCCGGCATTGGTAAAACCACCATGGCCAAGATCTTAGTCAACGAAATCGAAATCCTTGATGCTGATGTACTAGAAGTAAACGCCAGTAGAGAAACAGGTATTGATTTTATACGCAACAAGATAGTGCCATTTATCAGCAGCATCGCTTGGGGTGCCTTTAAGGTGGTACTGTTAGACGAAGCAGATCGACTTAGTCCACAGGCACAGGACTCATTGAAAGGTATAATAGAAGAATATTCAAACTATGCCCGTTTCATCTTGACCTGTAATAATCCCAATATGATTGTGCCGGCTCTGCACAGTCGCTGTCAGCAATGGCATTTCTCAAAACTAGATCAAACTGAATTTACAGCCAGAGCTGCTACTGTGTTGGTTGAAGAAAACATTGAATTTGATTTAGACACGCTGGATATGTATGTGTCTACTACATATCCTGATCTGCGTAAATGTTTGAACCTACTGCAACAGAATACCAACGATGCCAAACTACATAGTGCTACCAAAGAAGATGTAGGGTCTGCAGAGTGGAAGTTTGACATGGTTGAGTTGTTCAGAGCAGGAAAGATACAAGAAGCACGTAAGATGCTGTGCGGTAAACTACGTGCAGAAGAAATGCAAGAAGTATTTGTATGGCTCTATAACCACTTGGATATTTTTGGCGCAGAAGAAAATCAAGACAAGGCCCTGCAAATTATCAAACAAGGATTGGTAGATCACACATTGATCATCGACCCAGAAATCAATCTTGCTGCCACCCTGGTCAAATTATCAAAGATTAATGTCGGATAAAAAATCTAATCTTGCCAAAGGTCGCCATAGTTATGATGCTGACATAGGTGGAACCCTGATACCTTTCTTTAATAAGAATGTATCAGAGTATCCCACAGAAGCGGGTGGAGTTAAATTTGAGCTAGTTCCGGTAACCAAGCAAAAAGATCTAATGATCAATCATGCTAGGATGTATGCACAGCAAGAATACGATCGAATCGTAGAATTGGTTAATGTGTTAGAAAAACAAGCACAGGCCATCAAGCGTAGATTAGAAATCACGGATGCCGTTCATGCCGCAGTATATCAGTATCAGCCAGTGATGGGTAATATCTATTGGCTAGTGTGGGACAAGCGTAAACAACATACCTTGTTAACACAGAATGGTCCCAACGATTGGTCAAGCAGTGCCCCCGAAGACTATGAATATCAAGCTCGGGTAAAGTACATGGGCGATCATACCTGGATGGAAATAGATCAAGAAGGAAACAGCATAAATGGATAACAGATACATGATAGTGAAATACATCAAGAAACCCGATGGCAAATATGATGAAGTCACTGAATTTAAAAGACACTGTAGAAGTACAGACCTTCAAATGTCTAAAGTAATATTGAATCTCGAAAAGAGAACAGTGGTCAAGAACGGTCTCAATCCTGATGCAGGATACGATGACATGATTGAGTTTTACAAAAGAGTACTAGGGGATCGCTTGACCCCCTACCTCCCTAAAGATTAACTATCGCCGTAGATTGATAATATCTCTTTGACAGCTTCGTGACGTTCGACATCTTGCACGTCAAATTTTACTAGATCCACATATCTGTGGCCCTGGAAGTTGTTATACAATCCCAAGAATTCTAGTAGGCCGTTGTTGCTAGGACGATCAGCCTGCTGTAGGTCTCCTGTGACTACCATCTGGCTTCCCTGTCCCAATCGTGTCAGTAGCATTTTCATCTGACTAGGTGTGGCGTTCTGCATCTCATCAGCTACGACCACTGCGTTTTTAAAAGTTCTACCTCGCATGTATGCCAAAGGACTAGTTTCTATCACTCCTTCTTTGATAAAATTTTCTATCTCTCTGGCATTGAAATTTTCTGCGATTACATCAAATATTGGCTTGGTCCAAGGTGCCATTTTTTCATTTAGGTCCCCGGGCAAGAATCCGTGTTCTTCATCAACACTCACAGCAGGTCGAGTAACTATGATTTTATCTGCAGATCCGTACTTGAGTTGATCTATGGCCCACTGAACCGCCAGCATGGTTTTACCCGTACCGGCTGGACCGATAGCGAATACAATCATTTTGTTGGGATCGTTTAGTTTAAGTAGATAAGTCTCTTGGCTTAGACTCTTGGGATAAATCTGTACTCTTCTGCGTTTTTCATTTAATCTATGATCAATATTTATTACATTGTTAGGGAATCGTGGATCATATTGCTCGTTTTGCTGAACTTGCGCTCTTTTTCGCTTCATATAAGGTTAGCCCTCCTGTAAGTGTTAGGCACGGACCTCAAACCGTAGTGTCCGTGTCCGAACACATGTGTATTTAACCCCTGGCTCTAAATATTATGTGTTATGTTTGTATTTTGACGATAAATACAAAGGGAGATAATATGGCAGACATCAAAGATATCATCAGCAACATTGAACAGATCTACGGGTCTAACAACAGTCTACAACTGCTCAAAGACTTTGAGCGTGTGTTGGACGAATTAGATGTGTATGTGTTCGACAGCTGGATCGATGGCGAACTTGTAGAAGGGCCAAAAGAAAGCAGATACTATGTGGAATGCACATTTATGTGGCCGTATGATCAACTACCAGAGCCTGCAGGCGGCAAAAGACTGGTGGAATATGGCTGCAGAGTACAAGTAGCAGAAAGCAAGATCGCTACAGTACGGAAGATCAAGACTCCCGATGATATACGTCCAGGCACACGCAAGGGCAAAATTGATCACAAGGAAATATGGATGATCAAGATCAGCATGCCGAAGAAATTGATGAGTGACATCAATAGAGGCTACACAGAACTTGATAAGAACAAGATCGAAGACATTGTTAATGCTAACATCATTAATTCTTCTATCGACCCAGCAGAACAACAAGCACAGGATATGGCAAATGCACAACCAGCAGAACAACCAGCAGCTTAATGAAGGGCTAAGAGCCACTGACCTAAAAGAGATGGTCCATGATATATTTGAAGTCGATTCATTTAGATCTAAAATGGGCGAGGATCAAGATGTCTGCGTAGTCAGCTTCAAGGTCAAAGATAGATCGCCCGCCAAGGACCTCATGGAGTTTATCGAAAAAGGCTATGAGTTTGTACTAGATGCTGATGTCAGCAGCGGCGAAGACAACAACGGAGAATATTCCGTGTTTGTAGAAATCAGCAGAACACCTAGACTTGCAGAACACATACAGGAACTAACCTACGGTGTTAAAAAACTCACAGGACTAGATGAATTCAAATTCAAATACTATAAACAAAAACAGGTACATGAAGTTAATACTGATAACCTCAAATCCAAGATACCTTCCAGTGTTAATGAATACAAAGAGTTTGTGAATCGAAACAAAACTGAAGATGTGAAAAAGTTCTTTTCAAAGACCCTGATGGACGATCTCAGTCTCGACGGTAATAAAATCACTATATCAAAACCATTTGGTGCTCAGGTTCGTTTAGAAATCGTCAAAGACAGCGACACAGAATCTATCTTGGAAGGCATCACGGATGGATATACTGTAGATCAAGCAGCTACCAGTGAAGTGTTTTGGCTCACCAAGGTTCTAGGCGATTACACCATAAATAAAATAGGCGACACATTTGTGTTCAACAACGGCGAACGTTCGATGTTATTAAAAAGGATCTAATAATGAGCTTTACATTTGATTTTACCAAAGCGCAGTTGAAAGAAATGCTGCCAAAAAACCAATACCTACAGAACTGGTACGATGCGCTGGATGCCATACTTCCAGAATACGATATCAATACTCCACAACGTGTGGCAGCCTTCTTGGCACAGTGCGCTCATGAAAGTGGCGGGTTTGTGTTCCTCAAAGAAAATTTAAACTACAAAGCAGCTAGTCTTAGAAAAGTGTTTCCTAAATACTTCCCAGACGATGCTATTGCAGCCGCATACGCCAACAAGCCAGAAAAGATTGCCAACAGAGTCTATGCCAATCGCATGGGCAATGGTCCAGAAGAGTCCGGCGATGGATTTACATACTGCGGTCGTGGACTTATTCAGTTGACTGGTAAAGACAACTACACATTCTTTGCGGCCAGCATAGATGTACCTGTGGAAGAAGCATCAGAATATCTACAGACATTTGAAGGTGCTGTGCAAAGTGCTTGCTTCTTTTGGGACCAAAACAATCTCAATCAATGGGCAGACAAAGGTGACATCTTAACATTAACCAAGCGTATCAACGGTGGTACTATTGGTCTTGAAGATAGAATCAAACACTACGAACATGCTCTGCATATATTCGGAGCACACTGATCGTGGGGCAGATTCAGTGGGTGCTGGCACTGATTCCAGATAGTTTCTTTCTCTGGATCACTTACCTGTTGATTGCTGTTGGGGTTGGTTTGTATGTGGCCAGCAAGTTAGTTACGTGGATTCCTCTAATAAGTCAATACAAGTTACCTGCAGAACTGATTGGGGTGACATTGTTAGTAGCGGGTAGTTATTTGTTCGGCAGCTACGGAACAGAAATGGCATGGAGAGAGCGTGTTAGGGATTTAGAAGCCAAGGTTAAGGTTGCTGAAGAAAAAAGTCAGCAGGTTAACACAGTAATAGAAACTAAGATTGTAGAAAAGATCAAAATAGTCAAGGAAAATGTCTATGTCAACAGAGAAATCATCAAAGAAGTTGCGGGCAAGCAGTTGGATGCTCAGTGTACTTTGCCTAAGTCTACTGTCAGCCTGCACGACAGCGCCAGTCGTAATGAAGTTCCCGAGCGTGCCGCCGCAACTGATGGAACCCCCTCGGGAGTTGAAGCCAGTAGGCTCCTCGACAGAGTCGTTGAAAACTACGGTGCCTGCTACGAAAACGCAGAAAAATTAAAGATGTGGCAGGAATGGTACAAGGAACAGAAGAAAATCTTTGAATCAGTTAAATAATACAGCAGACAAATAGGAGCGAAAACTATGGCAGAAGAAGTAAAAAGCGAGAGCGAAAAGAAAAAAGAAGATTGGATGAACTCAAAGTGGCGTCCAATGATGGGTTGGATGTACATGGTAGTCTGTATGTTCGACATGATCGTATTCCCGATACTGTGGAGTTTATTACAAACTATGACTAGCACTCCTATTACTCAATGGAATCCGTTGACCCTACAAGGTGCAGGACTATTCCATATCGCAATGGGTGCTGTACTAGGTATCGCAGCATTTGGTCGTACACAAGAAAAATTAAACGGAGCAAACAATGGCGGAGCACAAATACCAACCTCAGCGTCTAGCCCTGCTCCAGCAGCACCAATTTCAACAGGCTTTGTTAGTAGTCCAACAACTGGAGCAGGACCGTTTGCAGCTCCAGCAACAGGATTCAGCGCCAGCAGCTTTGCCAGCGCCCCTAAGCCAACAACCGCAGTAAGTAGCTCGGGCAAACCAATGCCCATGCAGCCAGATCAACCAGAACTATAAAAGGAGCAGGACATGTTAGATACATTATTTTGGGTAGCACTAGGAGCATTTGTAGGATGGAATTTTCCACAGCCTTTCTGGGCAAAGATCATTCAAGAAAAGATTCAGGCCATGTTGGCCAAGAAAGGAACATAATATGAAAACTATTATTTTTGTAGCAGGTCTTGCATTAGCAATGTCATTCCCCGCATATGCGGCCGAAGACGCTAAACCAAAGACTAAAAAAGTCTGTGTGGATCAACAGGGCAAAGATGGTAAGCCTGTAATGGATACCAAGACTAACAAGCCAAAACAAAACTGCAAAGAAGTCAAAGTGCGTGAAAAACATGAAGGCACCGCAGTTCCTGAAAAGAAAAAATAAAGCTCAGTAAATCTGTAGTAAATATAAAGGACTGCTTGACACAGTCCTTTTTTTATCATATAATATAAACATGGATTACTACAATACTCTAGGACTACAAAGAAACGCTAGTGATGCCGAAATAAAAAAGGCATATCGAAGCATGGCCATGAAATATCACCCGGATCGAGGAGGTGATGAAAAGAAGTTCAAAGAAATTAGTCAGGCCTACGAATTCCTCAGCGATCCCAAGAAAAAACAAATCATAGACCTTGGCGGTGATCCCAATGCACAACCGGGCATGGGTGGCGGGCAAGGACCGTTTGAGTTTCATTTCAACACAGGTAATATGAATGACATTTTCGGTAATTTTGGGTTTGGCGGATTTGGTCGCCAGCCTCAGCGTCGAAACAGATCATTAAATATCAATGTAGAAATTACCTTGGAAGATGTACTCACTGGCAAGGACTTTACTGCTGAAGTTTCCATCCCTGGCAAGAATAAGATGATCAATATTCAAATCCCGCCTGGTATAGAACACGGACAACAGATTAGATACGAAGGCATTGGTGATGATTCAATACCTGGTCTTAGGCCCGGAGACTTGTTAGTCAATGTCGTAGTGCGTGAACACGCTAGATACAAACGAGAAGGCACATCGTTGATAGTAGAACGAGAAGTAAGTGTATGGGACGCATTGCTGGGGGCCAGCATAGAAATACAAACACTGGATCGTAAAACATTATCAATGAGCTTGCCACCTGGTACACAACCAGACACCGTGATGAGTTGCAAAGGAGAAGGATTGCCTAACATGCGCACAAGGCAACGAGGCAACCTACTCATACGTATAAAAGTTATAGTGCCGAAAGTAATTAACCCCGAACAAATCAACTTAATACAACAGATCAAACAAGGAATATCCAATGATTGAACCCAGCAAGAGTCTACAAGAGATCTTTGAAAAATCTGTAGAAATGGCTAAGACCTTGAGTCATGAGTACATAACCATTGAACACATTATCTATGGTATCATGGAGGATGAGGATTCTTATAAACTATTAGAAAGTTTCGGTGCTGATGCTAAATTTGTCAAAACAAACATCGAACACTACTTAAAAAACAATCTCAATGATATCAAAACCACCAATGCCAATGCAAAACCTAAAAAGACCAACAGTGTAGAACGTGTGTTGAATCGTTGCTTCACACAGGTGTTATTTAGCGGCAGACAGCGTATGGAAATAGCAGATATCATCATCAGTGTGCTGTCAGAGAAAAATAGTTTCGGTTACTACTTTCTTACCAAAGCAGGAGTGACCAAAGAAAAGTTTGTGAAGTATTTCCAAGAAAACGTACAGATAACTGAAGACACAGAAGTTGAAACAAGAATAGTGAACTCAAATCAAATAGATCGAATACTCAATCAGTTTTGTACCAATCTTAGTCTCAAGGCCAAACAACGAAAACTTGATCCTGTGATAGGCCGTGATGACGAAATAGAAAAAATACAGCTGGTGCTGGCACGTCGAAACAAGGCCAATGTGTTGATGGTGGGTGATCCCGGAGTGGGTAAAACTGCCATTGCCGAAGGCATTGCTCGCAAGATACACGAAGGCAAGGTTCCTAAATTCATCAAAGACCATCAAGTCTATACCTTAGACATCAGTGCTCTATTAGCTGGCTCTAAGTATCGCGGCGATTTCGAAGAACGTGTCAAAGCAGTGCTGTCAGCCTTGGAAAAGAAAGGCAAGATCATATTGTTCATTGACGAGGCACACATGATGAACGGTGCAGGTGCTGCCAATGGCAGTTCCAACGACATGGCCAATATGCTGAAACCTATACTTACCAAAGGTGTTCTCAAGCTGATAGCATCTACCACATGGGAAGAATATCGCAAGCACTTCGAAAGTGATCGTGCTCTTATGCGCAGATTCCAACGTGTGACCGTTGAGGAGCCTAGTGCAGAAATGGCTGTGAAGATCCTCAAAGGTCTAAAGAAATACTACGAGCAGCATCACAATGTAAAAATATCTGATGCAGCCATTGAGCAAGCAGTTAAACTCAGCGTCAAGTACATGAGTGATAAGAAACTACCTGACAAGGCCATTGATATCATTGACTGCGCCTGCGCTAGATACAAGCTCAAAGACGATGAGGGCATGGAAGGTGTCACACAGATTGTAGACATAGAACAAGTCACCTACGAACTCAGCAAGATGATTAACATGCCGTTGGAAACAGTGGCGCAAAAAGAAAGCAAAAATCTTTCAGATCTTGATACTCAGATGAAGGGTGTGGTCTACGGACAGGATGGCGCTGTGGATACATTGTTAGATAAAATCTTTGTAAGTCAAGCTGGTATGAAGGCACCTAACAAACCCATTGGTTCATTCCTATTCTTAGGACCTACAGGCTGCGGTAAAACCGAAACTGCTAAACAACTTGCAGATAAGATGAGCATGCAGTTGATACGATTTGACATGGGCGAATATCAAGAGAAACACTCTGTGGCAAGATTGATCGGTGCTCCACCGGGCTATGTGGGCTACGAAGACAACGCTGGACAACTTATAACCAAGCTGCAAGAAACACCCAACGCTATCTTACTATTAGACGAAGTTGAAAAAGCTCATCCAGATGTTATGAATATTCTTCTAGCATTCATGGACAACGGTTTTATCACAGGATCCAACGGCAAACAAGCAGATGGTCGCAACACCATATTGATTATGACATCAAATCTTGGAGCTGCAGACAATGAACTCAATACCATCGGCTTTGGCGAGTTGGAATGGGGAAGATGACAAAGCCATCAAGAAGCATTTCAGTCCAGAATTTCGCAATAGATTAGATGCTGTGATCAAGTTCTCAAAGCTCAGCGGCGACACTGTTATCCAGATTGTTAAAAAGTTTGTGGCTGATCTCAACAGCCAACTCAAAGACAAAGGTATTGAAATTGTGATCAACGCCAAAGCCACACGTTGGTTAGCAGATCGAGGCTACGACAAAAAAATGGGAGCAAGACCATTGGCAAGAATCATAGACAACGAGATCAAGAGCCCACTAAGTCGTAGAGTGTTGTTCGGTGATCTAGTAAATGGCGGAAGAGTTACTGTAGATATAGTCGATGACAAATTAGATTTCACAGTTGTTGAGATTCCAAAACCGTTGACCAAGGAAGAGAAAAAAGCTCTTAGGGCGCAACGAAATGCTGAAACAGCAAATACACAAGAACAAGATGCTAGAACTGAAAACCAAATCGACCAGTCGTAAGTTCTATAACAAATGGTTGTATAAAATCAGCCTGCAAATAGACGGCTGTGTGATATTTCGCACACAGCCTATCTCAAACATCAAGAGTTGGTTAGAACATTCTGATAGCGACAGCGGATATCACTATGAAAATTGGCGCAGGGCCGCAGTTAATAAAGAAATAATAAACAGCGTCTGTGAGTTTTTAATTGCCCATGATGCAGATACGTATGCAACAAGAGTTGAAAGGAATAGACTGGATGTGTATACCAACGATCCCGAGTTCTATGAAAAACTCAGCATAGTCAGTGAAGATTACATGGTGCATAGGTTTGAACCCAACACCAACAATCTTGATGTTTTAAATAATTCACAGAACTGTATCACTGTGAGTAAGCTACCCAAGGACAGATATCGATATCGTGTGTATTTGTTGCCTCATAAAATGGCCAAAGATCGTGAAGGCAAACAGCGATATCTAAGCTGGCTGAAATCGCAGTCCCCAAGAATAACCTGTACTCCTGCGATTGAACGTTGGTTCTTGGCCACAGATTGGAATTGGGATCGTAGATATGTGTTGGTCGAGGACGAATCCACACTGTTAATGATGAAACTGCGTGGTGCTGAAGTTGTGGGCAGGGTATATAACTTTATAGTATGCGATAAATAGTTGATGAGCAGAGAAACCATAGTATTATTATCAAACATCACCGACGATAGTCAGCCCTCTACATGGCAGTACGGCGAAAAACACATAGGTGCAGGCTACTACAAAAACGGTAACGGTGTGCATACTATGACCTTTGAGCTGAACAATTTCAAGGGCAGCGTCAAAATACAGGCCACTCTAGACCTAAATCCTGGTGTTAACGACTGGTTTGATGTGATTCTCGACAGTTCAGATACTGTGTTAACTGCTATAGATAGCACACCCATCACTTCCAACGCTGCCTGCACATTTACTGGCAAATTTGTGTTCATACGTGTGGCTTATCAACTGGAACAAGGCACAATTACCGAAGTCCGGTATAATCACTAAACTGTTTGAGACGATAAATATAGTATGACCTTCAGAGGAATACTATGAGAGACCTGTTATCCAAGCTAGACGCTATCGTAAGCGAAACAGAATTAAAAAATCCTGAAGATCTTCAGGCCAAACGCCAAGCCCTGGCGGATCTTGAAAAAGATCCTGTGGCCAGCGACGACCCAGAAATCAGCAGTGCAATTACACAAAGAAAATCAGATCTTGAGAAAGAGGCCAAAGCCAAAGGGTTTGCTGAATCATTTGAGGTAGGTGACGAGTTTGGTATTAGCTTTTCAGAAGATCACGAGATCGCTACTACTATTGTAGACATTCTAGAAGATGGTATCGTTATTGAGCTAGATGATATAGCTCTAGAAATGTTGACCAATGAAGGTTTGAATTTCTTAGACGGTGAACTAGTAGAAGACAAACAAAAAGGTGTTGATGGCAAAGCCTGTTGGAAGGGCTACAAGCGCATGGGCACCAAACAAAAAGGTGGCAAAACCGTAGACAACTGCGTTAAGATGGAAGACCACGGTCCTGAGAATCCAGATTCTCCTGTGAACTACGGCGAATATGATCGCGAAGGCGACATGGCCAAAGACGATCTACGCACCATCGACGATGCTGCCGAAGAACTATACAGTATCCTACGAGCAGACGACAATCTTCCAGAGTGGGTTCAATCAAAGATCACCAAGGCTGTGGACTACATAGACACCGCTCGTGATTACATGAAAGCCCAGAACTACGAGGAAGGTGTGGCGGAAGGCAATATGGATGGTAAAGTAGCCGACATCAAAGGACAGATAGCAGAACTTGAAGCTGAACAAGAAGAAAATGAATTTGGCTCTTATGCCTATGACACGGTCAATGGTGAACTGCAATATCTTTACGCAAAACTTGATAAAGCGGAAAAAGGTGTGGCGGAAGGTGATGTCGATGAAGCCAAATACCAAGGACGTGAAGTTCCCCTGGGCAAGAAGATGGCTGGCGATGTTAAAAAATCCAAAGTATATGTACGCAAGCCTAACGGCAACATTGTCAAAGTAAACTTCGGCGATAAGAAAATGCGTATTAAAAAATCCAATCCAGCACGTAGAAAATCATTCCGAGCCCGTCATAATTGTGCTAATCCGGGACCTAGAGACAAGGCTAGATACTGGTCTTGC